GGGGGCTATTACTGTGAACTATCAGGACTGATTGAGGATGCAGTGCATTGCGGTGCGCAAGAGGCGTTAGGCGATCACGCCCAGTTGGACAGCGAGAAGTAGCCACCCCTTAACCAATAAGTCACAGGAGAAGAGATGAGGGCGCTAATCATGGAGCTGATACTAATTCCACTCATTAAGCGGAATGTCAAAAATACTCCTGACGGGCAATTGCCGGATTGCGAGTATTGGGCAAACAGGATCGCAATGCGCTGGCTGAATCAGCCACAACAGGAGGGCGAATGAATCGAGACATGGACGACACAGCCAAGGCAGATGCTCTACTGGTGGAGCATTACTACTGGCAGAAGACATGGAAGCCAAAGCTAGGCTATGGCATGTGTTCGCCAGAATGCCGGCAATCCGTCTCCAGCCGCCAGTGGGACAGTACGGCCGACATCACTAGGGAGCAGGCCGACCGCGCTGATATGGACTCGGTAGACTGGTGCATGGACGAGCTAGACGGCGAATCCCGCCAGATAATCGGCTGCGAAATGCGCAACCGTGATGCGAAGGCCTCCGTATGGCGTCCGACTACCAAGCGGACATATACTGAGGCAGTTGCAATCATTATCCCGCTGATGCGGAGGAAGAATCTATTGTGAAAAATGAAAGCGCAGCATTGCTGACCAGACTTGCGAAGGAAGCAGCTATGGCGAGGATAAATGCCGAATCACGCAGACTGCGAGCGTCACCAGATGTAGTGAAGGCTATAGCGTTAGCCGAGGCGGCAGAGGGGGCCTTAAATGCTTTATTGTATGGCCCTGTTGTAAACGAACACAAAGTACTTGTAAACGATAAAACAAGGGATTAGAATTCAACCGTGGCACGTTAAGCTCGTCCACAGAAACCGTAAGACCACATTCAGAGCCTCGCACCTTAACTGGTTGCGGGGCTTTTTGCATTGGAGCCATCAATGGACGGCGAAGCAAGCTAAGAATTGGCGTCCGATAAACCGGCGCATCGTCAAGGCAAGACGCTAAAACGCCAACGATCTCCCTTCACGTTCCACTCGAACGTGCTTCGCCCGCCCTGGGACACCTCGGCGGGCTTTCTTATTTGTAGGTCAGGACAATCCATAAGGGAACCCTGAAATCATGGGCGTTGAAAAACAATCAAAGGGAATCAAAGGTGGCAAGCGTGAAGGGGCCGGCAGAAAAGCTGGCGTTCCAAACAAGCGCACAGCGGAGATTCAGCAAGCCGTAGAGGAATCCGGCCTAACTCCGCTGGAATACATGCTCCAAGTGATGCGGGATACGGGGCAGGACGAGATGCGCCGGCTTCAGGCGGCAAACATGGCAGCGCCATACGTCCACGCCAAGCTGTCTGCTGTCGAATTGACCGGGAAAGATGGCGGGCCAGTTGATACCGTCACTCGCATTGAATTGATCGCCATGACAGGCAATGACGACGCTTCAAATTAAGCTGCCGCCAAAACTAATCCCTATCTTCACTGGAAGGGCTGACGTTAGGTGGGCGAAGGGTGGCCGAGGCTCAGCTAAAACGCGATCTTTTGCAAAGATGATCGCGGTTCGCGGACGCATGTACGGCGAGGCCGGCATTACAGGCCAGTTACTGTGCGCCCGTCAGTTCATGAACTCGCTTGATGAGTCGAGTCTTGAAGAGTGCAAGCGAGCCATTGAAGACGAACCGTGGCTTGCGGAGTATTACGAGATCGGCGAGAAGTACATTCGGAGCTATGACGGCAAGATATGGTTTTCCTTCGCCGGGCTTGACCGCAATATCAATAGCGTCAAGTCGAAAGGCCGCATCCTAATTTGCTGGGTTGATGAAGCCGAACCGGTAACGGAAGCGGCATGGCAAGTACTTGAGCCAACATTGCGCGAGGAAGGTGGGGATTGGAACGCCGAGTTGTGGGTAACCTGGAACCCGGTTCGCAAGACTGCCCCGGTTGAATCACGTTACGCAAACTCGAAAAGCCCGCTTGTTAAGGGCTGCGTCATAAACTGGAAAGACAACCCTAAGTTCCCAGAAAAGCTGAATCGTCAGCGTTTAAGGGACTTGGAAGAGCGTCCGGATCAGTATCCGCATATTTGGGATGGCGAGTACGCAACAGCAATCGCTGGTGCTTATTTTGCCAAAGACTTGATTAAGGCGAACGAAGAAGGGCGCATTTGTCGCATCTCGTTCGACCCATTGTTCCGCATCAAAGTGTTCTGCGATCTAGGAGGTACTGGCGCGAGGGCAGATGCGTTCGCGATGTGGCCAGCGCAGTTCATCGGGAAAGAGATACGCACGAGGGATCATTACGAGGCGCAGGGTCAGCCGCTATCAACGCATATTCAGTATCTGCACTCGAAAGGCTGCAAGCCTGAGAACACAGACATTTGGCTGCCCCACGATGGAGACACGAACGAAAAGGTAATCGATACATCGTTCAGAAAAGCATTTGAAGAAGCCGGTTATGCGACCGAGGTGGTTCCGAATCAAGGGAAGGGCGCGGCTAAGCAGCGAGTCGAGGCTGCACGACGTCGTTTCCCGATGATCTGGTTCGACAATGAAACGACAGAGGCTGGAAGGCTTGCACTTGGCTGGTATCACGAAAAGATTGACGAAGTACGGGGTATCGGACTCGGCCCTGAGCATGATTGGTCGTCGCACAGTTCGGATGCGTTCGGGCTGATGTGCGTGGCTTACCAAGAGCCGCAGGAATCCAAGCCGCTTAACTACCCAAAACTCGGGTACGCGTAACTTTTACACCTTAACGCTGTGAAGCGCTGGGAAGGACAATGGCAAAAGGACTGACAGAAGACGAGCTGAGAGCGCTCACCGATAGCGAGATGCGTCAAGCAGTCGGCTATTACGGTGGCAAGCTCGCCGAGATGCGCCGGAAAGCCGAGTATTACTACCTCGGCCTAGCGGAAGGCGATCTTGCGCCTACTGACATCGAAGGCCGTTCGTCCGTTGTGTCCACTGACGTGCGCAATACGATCGAATCGATGCTGCCGCAACTGATGGTCAAATTCGTGGGTGGTGATTCAGTTGTGGAGTTCGAGGCTGCAAAGCCTGGTGACGAGGAAAAGGCGCAGCAATGTACTGACTATCTCAATTACCTGTTCTTCAAGAAGAATAACGGCCACAACATCACCTATACGTGGCTCAAGGATGCTCTGCTGCAGAAGCGCGGCATCATCAAAGTATGGTGGGACACCCGCACGGAAGAGAAGCGGGAAGAGTATCGCGGGCTGGATGAAGTCGAGTTGGCTCAGATCATGGAAGACCCGGAGGTAGAGCCAATCGAGCAAGTTGGCTATCCGGACGAGGACGACGCCAAACATCGACAAGAGGCATTGCAGCAGTTGATGCCGGCAGTGCAGGCGGGCGATCAGAACGCCGCCATGCAGCTTCAGCAAATGCAGGCAACGCCGCCTAAGATGCTGTACGACGTGACATTTAAGCGTAGCAGCAAGGCTGGCAAGCTGTGCGTCGAGAACGTCCCGCCTGAAGAATTCCTTATCAGTCGCAAGGCAAAGACGATTGAAGATGCGCCATTTGTCGGCCATCGCGTAGCCCGCACGCTGTCTGAGCTGCGTTCAATGGGCTACAAGAACGTAGACAACATTGCGAGTGACGATCAAGCCGCGTCTCTGAATGCAGAGCGCATTGAACGCCTGTCATTCGATGACGAGCAAGCGTACCTGCAGATGGAGCCGACCAACGGCGACGAATCACAGCGCGTGGTGTGGGTAACCGAGTGTTATGTCCGCTGCGACTTCGATGGCGACGGCATTGCAGAGCTGCGCAAGGTCGTGCGAGCTGGCAATGAAATTCTCGAAAACGAGGTGGTGGACATTGTGCCATTCGTCTCGATCTGCCCGATCCCGCTGCCACACAAGTTCTTTGGCCTGTCCATTGCTGATCTAGGCATGGAGTCACAGCGCATCAAGACAAGCATCATGCGCGCACAGCTGGACAACCTGTATCTACAGGTGAATGGGCGCTACTTCGCGGTCGAGAACCAAGTCAATTTGGACGATCTGCTGACCTCGCGTCCTGGTGGTGTGGTTCGCGTTAAAACCCCTAATGCAGTTGGCCGTCTGGATCAAGGCGCAGGCGATGCTGGCGATTCCATGAACATGATCCAGTACATGGAGGACTTCTTAGAGAACTCCACTGGCTGGACGCGCTATAGCCAGGGCAATGATGCTTCCGCCCTGAACAAGACCGCTACCGGGATGAACATCATCACCAACCGCGCAGACATGCGGCTTGACCTGATCGCACGCAACTTCGCTGAGGGTTTTGTCGAGCTGTTCCGCCAGATGCTGAAGCTGGTTTGTCAGTATCAGGACACGGCGCAGGAAGTAAAGATCGCCGGGAATTGGGTGCCTATTGACCCGCGCGAATGGCGCAATCAGTTCGATGTCTCGATTAATGTCGGCCTCG